CTAGAATCCGCCATTTTCAAATAAATCTAGGTTTCTGTCTTCGTTCATTTTAAGCTTTTCTTCGCCATTTACAACCGATCTGATCGTTCTAACAGTCACATCAAATTTACGGGCTAGTTTCGCTTTAGATTCTTTTGAGGCTTGATTACGGATCATACGGTTACGCATAGCGACTGTTATTGATATGCCAGTCGGTACTTCTATAGTTGTGTTGCCGAGTTGTGCAGCGAGTAATTTAAGGTTTTTTAAACTGATGTTTTGAGTGATGTCATGATTTATGTTCATGCCATGCTGCGATGGAATAAAGATCGTTGTGCCACCATAGGCTTTTATTAATTGTAATGCTGCCTCAATGCCGATCAATTGAGCTACAAAAACAAAGCTCTTAGGCATTAAGCAGATGATTTCTTCGTCAGAAAGTATTTCTTGCGCATCAATGATATGTGGACGATAAGCCATAGTTTTACCTCATAAAAATCTATGTTATAGTTGCTTAAATCGTCCTCTGGTCGGGATGGTTGTGGAATTTGAAAAGCTCGTGATTGCAGTCACGGGCTTTTTTCTTTTTTAGGCTGGAGTTAAACGGTCTAGTCCAATGCGATTACACCATTGGCGCAAATGATTGATGATCATGCTGGCATGTTCAGTGCTTAGAAATTGAAGTGCACTTACACCTAAGCGATTTTCAACAAATTTGGCTAAAGCCAATTCGCTACCATTTTTAACTGCACCAGTTTCATGCAGACGCAACCATAAATGACGGATCAATTTACTTTGATCGTCACTCGCTAAGTTTTTAACACCAGTTTTATTTTTTGAATCAACCTCAAAACCGAGTTGTTTAAGGCGGTCCAGTACTGCTTCAAGCTGTGGAATAGATAGAAGCTTTGAACTGGTTTTACCTGTGCAGCTTTCGAGTACTTCACGATATAGTTCATCATCAAGTCCAAGCTGTGATTTACCAATATGTATGAGCTGGATCAGTTTTGCTTTTTTATTGAACTTCATTTTTAACCCCTTGTTCCGCTTCTAAAATTGCCGCAGGTACAGAGGAACCTTTTTGAAGTTCTGTTACCAAATGGCATTTATACGTTTTTGAACCGACAAAAAATCCCCCTAAACGCTCACACTCTGAAGCAATCATGATGTGAGTAAATCTATGGCATAAATACCAAGCGATAATAAAACCAAGTAGGAATTTACCCATTTCAAGCTCCTAATTGATTGAAATTTTTTGGGATTTCAATTGAGTTGACTGCGTCGAAGACGCTTTTAACTGCTTCATATTTCAATTTATTGATGTTACTGGCAGGTGGGTCAAAACAATTAATGAACTCACTAAAGCTAGGATGCATATGTTCTCTTTCAAGATACTGTTTGAATTCGAATGCAAGCTTTAAAACCTCTTTACGAAATCTATCGGTTGCTTTCTTATGTTTAATAGATTGGCGATGTTGTTCAATCATCGCTAGTTCAGCATTTGTAATGCGTATTGTCTTCATGGCATATTCCCTTAAGTTTCGTCCCAGCATTCATACCATGATTGATTTGGGCATCTTTACCAGCCTGACGACCAGACCAATAGTCATTTCTGCTTCGACTAGAATCACGAGTTTTCTCATTTCGATTCTTGGGCTTAAATGTGGTCAACTCAGTTGTTTTCTTGATATGAACTTCTATTTGTTTAAGCTTTTCTATGTTGGGTTTGATGCGCCAAGCTTGCTCAGACGCTTCTATAACCCAACCCTCACAAAACATATCTGCTCTTTTTACTTTATTTGCTCGAATTTGAACTCGCTTTAAAGATGTATTAATGAATGTGGTACGTGCTTTTTTTAATTGACGATATAAGACATTAAAGGCATAACTTGCGATTTCAGGTGCTGGATCAAAACCAGCAAAATGCCAAACAGCAACAATCTTAGAAGTTGAGGCAGTTTCATTGATTTGGTAGCTAAGAAATACTTTACAGTCCATTAACTTCGCAATTGACTGTGCAAGCATTGATTCAAAAACTGGTGGCTTTTGTGAACCACTACCAAGAATTTCAGCATTTACAATGCCGAGTAATGCAGCATCATCCGCATCGATATTATATTTCTCCATCAGTGCTTGAGCTTGGCGTAAAGCTGTAGCTGCCTCGTGTTGATTAGCCGATTTACTAAGTGCCAAACACTTTTTAATCTTTTCTATAATTTCCTTTTTATTCATGAAACTTCTCCTAAACTTTAAACCACCTCAGGCGGTAATTTATCTAAATCTTTAATTTCAATCATTTATATCTCTCGCTGCTCGTCAGTACTGGATCACGACATCCAGCAGACACAGGCACGAATGCCTGTGTTTCGCTTAAATTGCCTCAAACTTCATCCAGTAAATATCCTCATCATTAAACCCTTGATCAATCAGATATTTTTTAGCTATATCTTCATCTAAAAACTTTTTTACATTGTCGTCATCGTCTAAGAGATACTCACTTGCATTAATGGAAATACCGTTAATATTGCGACTCACACAAATACCCATAACTTTTAATCTCCTTTAGTTCACCGCCTCTTTAAATTTTGAACCTGCTTTAAACGTTGGTGCTTTAGATGCTGGAATCACAAGCGTTTCACCTGTTTGGGGATTACGACCATTACGCTCTGCACGTTCTGTAATTTTAAAAGTACCAAAGCCTTTTAGTTCTACTGTTCCACCGTTTGCTAAGGTGTCAATCACACCTGTTTCAAATGCTTGAAGAGCAGCTGTTGCTTGGGTTTTGTTGATACCCGCTGATTGAGCGATGTGTTCAATAAGTTCAGACTTGTTCATTAGTTAGTTTCCTTAGTTTTGATAGATGCAATATCGAGTGACATTGGCTCATATTCGCCTGTGTCATCATTGCGTTGGTAAAAACGTAAATATGATTTGCTGCCAGCAATGTTGATGCTGTCAGTAATGGCTTGCATTGCTTCGAGCCATTTAGGGTGGCTAATTTCGATTTTCTTTAGTCCTAAAACACGGGTTGTACTGATTTCTCCTTTTTTATCGACGTTGAATGCATTGTTGATGATGGCTTTGATTTCATCCCGACCATCGGCTGTCCATTCTTTAAGACAATCATCGATCAAGATTTTTGCTGCATGTAAACGCTCATCAAAAACAATGCGTTCAGCAAAGTTGCGTTGAATTTTGTACCGACCATCAAATGTAATTAGGGAAACATTTCCTTTATTACCACCTAGCTTGGCATTGTATTGATCCGCTGAAATTTGAATAAATGTGGCAATATCAGCAAAGGCGCTTTCTTTAAACTCTGCCAAAGCTTTGTTGATCGCTTCCGCTTTCTCCCACACGCGACGTACTGTCTGGTCGCGTAATTTGTCAATCTCTTTGACATTGGTTTCAGGTACTAATGCACCTTGTGAATTTTCCCAGTAACCTTCAGGGATTTGGATTTGCATATTCATAAAAAACTATCCTCTAAAATGTTTTTGCTGAGCTTCAAACTTTGTTTGGCATGTGATGCAACGTGTTACACCTTTTAACGCCCGACGTTGTTCAGGAATTTCTTCACCGCAGTCATCACAATCAAGATTGCTTTCAGTTTCAAACTGAGCACGTGCATTGATGTTTTGTTGCAGTTGAAAGTCCCGAAATTCTTCTGCCATATCAACTAAATCCACCATTATTTTTTCCTTTTGTTTTGTGTTTTTGGGGTGGTTATTTCATAAATAAAACAACCACAGACAAGAATAAAAAACCAAAAAACTGTGCTATTAAAATCTTTATGGACTACAGCTCCCAGCATGGAAATTGCATTCAATAAAATGAAATAACTGAATGCTCTAAACTTCGTCATTTCTCCAAAAAAGTCTTTGAATTTCATTTAATCATTCCATATATGAAGCCAATGACAGCGACCCAAAACAAAATGCAAAATATCAAAGCATTTTTTAAATTCAGCTCCATATCTACACTTCCTTTACAAGATCACCTGTGACAACTTTTTCACCGAGTTCAGCTGCAACATTAAGTGCACCAGTGATCAAGTTACCCACTGCAAGTGGATATAAAAGACTTTCACTTTGGTTGTTACGACCCACATTTCGGGTTAATTTTGCGCAAATAGCATCTATGCCAGATTCATCAATAAAATCTGAAAGATTGCGACCCGCTGTGTTGCAACGATGCTGTAAATATTCGACCAAAGCTGTTTGAGTAAATGGCTCAAGTGTCACAATTTCACAGCGTTGCACCACTTCGCGAACCTCTGGATTATTTTCAGCGAGTTTGATTTTGAGTTCATCCTGACCAATAAGGATGATGCTCATCAAAGGTGTAAACCCATTTTTAAGCTCAATAAAACGCTTAAGGTGCTTCAATGTTGGAATTGGAAGACTATGTGCCTCTTCAATAATTAGTAAATGATGCTGACCCGCTCGACTCGATTCTTTTAATAAATTATGAATTTGGCGAAAACGTGCTTCAGGTGAACGTTTTGCATTGGTACTTGGTGCAAGAGCTGAAAGTATTGCTTCTGCAATGTGAAGAGATTTTAAGGTCTTACCTTTAGTATCACTGTCTTCAGTCGCTAATACGTAAGGTTCAATAATAATGACAGGTTCATTTTCACGCTCAATACGATCATGAAGTTCTTCTCGTAACGTAGTTTTTCCTGAACCTGATTGACCAACAACAGCAATAAAAGAAGTATTGCCTTTTGCTGCCTGCCACATTGACTCACGGACATAATTAATGTCTGAATTGTTATAAAGTTCCGCAGCATTACGAATATCTTCGGTAAAAATATTTTTAAATAGCATAAATTGCTTCTTAGCCGCTGGAGTTAAGGTCTGTTTTCGTAGTAGCATTAATTGCTCCTTCTGGTCAGTTGGGGTAGCTGTACGCTCAACATCCGAGGCTTGGTCGTTTTCAGAGTTGAGTTGTACAGCATCCATTGCTGTTAAAATTTGGTCTTGGTTAAAACCTTTAGTGACTAAAAGTTCGATGATTTGTTGCTTGAGTTGAGCAGCATTTTTTTTCGGATAATCGCCATATTTGACAATTTTGTTAATCGTCGCTGGGCTAAATCCTAATTTTTTTGCAATCCATGTTTGTGAAATAGATTGCTCATCAAGTAGTTCTTTAAAAGTACTCATGGTTTATTCTCCAACTACTTTTAATTTTGGTTTGTTGTTGCCAGACTGAATGCGCTCTACCCAAAATGGAATATCTTCCTGTGGGATTTCACCATTTGGATAAGTGGTTTTAAGCATTTGCATGTGTTCAGTACCATTCCAAGCATTACCAATAAATCCACGGATGGCTTTTGCTGCTTGTACCCAGTTGAGTGGTGCAAGTTGTCGACGTTGAGATGCTGTGGTCATTTGCTCACCAGCACGTGGTAAATACTCTGGTACTTGGTGCTTGGTAATATGGGCATTTGGATCAATCTGACCTTGATATGCTGGCACACGCTTTTTGATCGCCTTGTCAACTTCGGCTTGTGTATCTGCGTTATAAGCCTGTTTCTGTATGCGTTTACGTGCTTGATCAATTTTGCTGTCAGGCATACTTTCAACTTCTTCACCAATAGCAGGCGATGCCAAAAGTTGTCCGAACATATCGGTTTGATCTGGTGAACAGGTATAGATTTTTAATTCGCCATTGCTGTTTTTAAATAAGATATCGACGTTAGGTGCTTGATATGGGTTGATCACCACATCAACTTTTGCACCAACATATATGTCTTCAATATGGCGAACGCTATAAAAGGATTCGTTGTATCCTTTAATGGTAAATTGGATCGTTAAATCACCTTTGACCACACGTGAAACAGGATTTGTCGTTACAAGTTCACGGCACATTTCAATCGGTGGTGCTTTGCGTAATTGTTCAGGTTTGATCATCTGCCAAACTTGGTTGCGTGTACGTTTGGTACGACTATGTACTTTTACTTCATTGAACATGACACGCCATTTAGTGGCATCAGCATTAAGCTCCTCTAGGCTTTTTATGTCTTTAAAAGTCAAAGTTGATTCATACTGCGTTTCAATCAGGTTATTGGCTTGCTCGACTTGACCCTTGGCACGACTATTATTGGTTTCATGTGCAATAAATTTGACACTTAAACGCTCAAGTAAGTTTTCAAACAATCCCGATGTGTTGGCAGAACCTTTGTCTACATAAAAGATAAAAGGAACGCCATGCATAGGTTCTTGCAAACTACGTTGGTGAATTGCATTGAAAAAAACATTGGTTAGGTTTTCGCTATTTTCAGAACGCCATACATACTCAAAGTAAATAGAACCCGAAGTGTGATCTGTGATGACATAGCGAATCACTCGTTCTTTTTCAATTTTCTTTAAATTGGCTGGTTTGTTTTTGTAGAACTGACGTTCGTCCATTACACATAAACCAGATTTCTTTAAATAGAACACCACGCAGACTGATGCGTCACATTGCCAAACATGGTTTGGGTGAAGCGAACGCTGTTGTTGGTGGGCAGTCGGTGTGCTCAATTGCGCAGGGTGGCAATAGAACTGTTTCATCATACGTCCCATCGTTGCCGCTGAAACTTTGGGCGCTTTACCGTTGTCTTGAGCCATTTCCAATGCGATGTTGATTGGTAAGCGTTTTTTACCCAATTTACTTTGTGCAGCCAAAACCAAGCCGCCGACCAACTCGGCTGCTTCCTGTGTAACAACGGATTTGCCTTTATCACTACGTGCTTTACGTTCTGACTTAAAACCAACTTTTTCAAGTCGTCTGTAAAGCTCAGCATGGCTGACGTTTAAATGTAGCTTTGCACGCTCGACAATTGCCCCTTTCTTACCGTGACCAGCTTCGGTAAGCTCTGCGGCAATTTGGCGCAAATAGTCAAGTTCGGCTAGATTTGGGCTTGTCATGGTTAAATCTCCGAATTCATATCAGAAGCTTCAATTTCAGAAGCATCTTCAATTTGAGGGAATAACCACTCAGGGCTGACCATATTTTCAAAGTCAACTTGAATGCCTAATGTTTGGGTAAACTGTGCAATACGTTGATATGTCGCAATAACTGATTCATCGACACGGTCAAAAAGTTGGTGAATACCTTTATCGTTAGCAAGATCAAGCACGCCATTTATGGCATTTTGATATCGTAAAGTGGCATTGAGCAATAAGATGCTTTCAGTCTTTAAAGTTTCTAAAGCTGCTTTTTCTAACTCTTGATCTTCAGTTTCAGCACGTAGTCTGATCTCAGGCGGACTTTTTAGCTTGGTCAGCTCTGTATCTTGCTTATTGAGCTTTTCATCTTTGGTTTTGATGATCTTGTCTTTGGCATCAACATCCGCAGTCAAGTCTTCGACTTTTTTCTTAAGTGAAGTTTTTTCTTTGGTATGCTTTGCAGACATTTCTTCGATCAAGTCGATGAGACTTTCACGATCTTCTGTTTTAACGGCTTCACCGTTGATCACAATCTCACGCTCTGCATCATCTAGCTTGCGTAATTTGCGCAGATCACGATAGCCCAAGCTCATACGTTGTGAAGTTTCGAGAAAGTCTTCACCGAATACACCAAGGTTACGAATATCCTCATCGACTTTTTCACGAGATAGCCCAATATGTTGGCAAAATTGATCCCAAGTTGGTGACGTTACCAGTTCTTCATTAAGGATTATCTTTAAGCCTTTGTATTGTTTAGCTTCTTTGATTTCTGCTAGCATTTTTATCGTGGTGACGGTCACCAATTTTCTAACAAATTCAGTAGCTTTAAGTGCACCAATACGTTCAGTTAAACGGATCTGGTCGATAGTCACGCTTTGTTCAATTTGTGCTAAATGATTTTGATTGATTTCTGTCATGATTAACTTCCTGATTTAATTTGGTTCATACGGGCACTGACACGTTGTACATGTTCAGAAATATGTCCTTGAGCACGGTCAATCTCATCTGAATGCACGTGTGCGATAGCGACCATTTCTCTGCCAAGGACATAGCTACCGTCATCTAATTGTGATGCCAAGCCTTCTGATACAAGCGTTTGCAATGCTCGATAGATTTGACTAGGACTTTCCTCAAGTCTTTTAGCAAGCTCTGAAATAGCCACCCCTTTGAGGCTATGACCTTTAAGTGCTTTTAGGACTTTTAAAATTTTCCCACCAGACTTCACGGTTGATTTATCTGTCATAACGATGTGCCTTCGCTTTTAGTGCCTCAATTTCTTTGATAAGAATCTGATTGTCAGACTCAGCCATGTACCAACCTGTGAAAGAAAAAGTTGCAAGAACGAAACACATCATCGCTAACCTGTTGTTTTCTTTTTTCATTTTTAAATTCCTTATAAAAAAGGGATAAAAAAGGTTACAAAGCGGATAAAAAGCGGTTAATCTATATTTGCAAATTCGGGATTAACTTTTAGTCCTAGTGCCACAGCAATTTCATGACCTTTTCCATAAAGACCTTTACGTGATCCGCCAATCACTCTGTAAACGTCGCTAGGTTGAAAACCGTGTTCTATCGCAAATTGTGCAAGTGTTTTACCTTGGGCACGAAGTTTTGCTTTGACTTGATCTGGTGTTAATGCTGTTGCTGAGAGCATTTTTAACTCCTTTCATGGTGTTTATGTGGTGCACTAAAGCTTCTTTAATGAAGTTGAATTTAATCCGTATGGATAAATAAATCAATACACTTTCATCATATTTGATAAAATATTTTTGAGTAAACACATGTCAATTGAGTCGATCGGTCAAAGAATACGCAATATTCGAGGTAAGGAATCTAGAAAGTCATTCGCTGAAAAGATGGATGTTGGTACTGCTACGCTTCAACGTTATGAAGATAATGAAAGGTCACCAGATTTAGAGTTTTTGATTAATATGCAAAAGCATTCTGGTTGTTCTTTGGATTATTTGGTGCACGGTATTGAATCTAATATAGATGATGAAGAGAATTTACTATTAAGAAACTATAGAAATGCAGATAGTGATTTAAAAAGAAATATTTTAGTTTTATCCTTTAAGTCAGATAATAAAAAACAAAAAACTAAAGTCGTACATAATCAAAAAAATGATGTACAAGGACAGCAGATTGGTGATAATAATCATCAAGATAATCATTTTGCTCCCAAACAATCAGCGACCTTTAATATCGACAATGTTAGTGGTGGCGAAGTGAATGGTATTAAAAATATGAAGTGATAAATCATGACTGATCAACATAATGATGATTTACATCAACAAGCAAGTTTTAATGTGAATCATGTTTCTGGTGGGAATTTGACTGGAATCATTAACTATTATGGTTCATTTATCCCACCAAATGAAAATGATCCTGATGCAATGCGATGCCCAAGAGAAACTTGCAAACGTTTAATTTATAGAGATAATCTTGAGTGTAATTTTTGCAAATTTGATCTTGTTGGATATTTTAGAAAAATTACCGAACGAAATGCTTATATTCAAGAGCGAAAAAGATTAGAAGAAGCTGAATTAAGAAAGTTTAGACATGATGTATCAAAATTAATATTTATTGGTGTTCTAGTTCTAATTGCTATGCTCTCTGGGGTTTTTAATTCATATTTTGAGCATGATTTACTGTGGCTAAAATTTCTTCCATTTGCTCTAGTAGCTTTAATTTTTTATATAGCTACAAATTGGGAGAAACTTTAGAATCTCATATTGCTTTTAATAGTTAAAATAAATTTTGGAATAATACGATGGCAGAAGCAACACAAAACTCCAAATCTAATCAAATATTGGGTGGGATACTTGTTTTCGGGATGCTTTTTTTTGCTTTTAATAAAGGTATAGATTGGTGGTCAAGTAACAAGCTGATCAAACAAAATGACGAAAGAATCGCATTTGCTTTAAAAAATAATGATGCAAATAAATGTGCTGTCATATCAAATGCAATTAGTATGGCAAATACACTAACAGATCAAAAGGCACTTGATAGGTATAAGAAAATTTCAGTTGAAAATTATTGTACATCACCGAATGATATAGATCCTTATGAATCAGCTGCTTTTGCAGAAAAAGAGGCTAAAAAACAAACGCCACAAGTTCCTTATGTTCAACGTTATTATAGTGAAAATGATACAACTGCTAAATTGAATCTAGTCCAATTTGCTAAAGTTGTTAGTAATACATACCCAGCATTAAAAATTCACTTCCCAAAAGATGCTAGTGTTATTAAATTCTCACCTAATGATGTTGATCCAAATGTGGAGTATGTAAAATTTAACAATTGGTTCAACGTTAAAATTTCACGTAAAGAAAACACTGATGATTGGAAAGCTTTTTCGGTTTCTGTGTACAATCAAAACTCTTATGAGGAATCAAAAGTTTCAGCGTTTAATACCTGTAAATTAATTTGGGATAATATAGATAATCGTGTACGACCTGAAATTGATGATTTAATCAAACGTGTTGAGAATTATGAAAAAGATGGATCAAAAGCCATGACTCAACAAATTAGACAAGGTTATTTTATTGAATTGGATGCATCACATTATAATGATGGGTATCCTGTTACTTGTTTGATTGCTATCGATAAAAAATAATCGGAAGCCTTTCCGCCTAATCTAAAATCAATATAAGCAGCAACATGACCTCATCATTTGATGAGGTTTTTTTATGTCTATCACTTTTGACGAAGTGTTTGAACGTGTGATCGGTCACGAAGGTGGCTATGTCAACAATCCTAAAGATCCTGGTGGGGAAACGAATTGGGGAATCACAAAAACAACAGCGCAAGCCAATGGATATCTTGGCGCAATGAAATCGATGACTAAAAACCAAGCAAAAGAAATCTATCGCAAAGCATTCTGGGAACGTGCGAAATGTTCACAGTATAACTCTGCTATTGGATTTCAACTATTTGATGCTGCTGTGAATCATGGAATCGGCAATGCAATCCGTATGCTGCAACGAGCTGTGGGGGTAGCTGATGATGGTGTTGTTGGACAAATGACATTAGGCGCAATCAATCAAAAAACACTTGATGATGTATTGGTTCTATTTAATGCACAGCGTTTAGAATTTTATGCAAAGTTAAGTACATTTTCGACTTTTGGTCGTGGCTGGATACGTCGAGTTGCTGGGAACCTGAAATTTGCTGCTGGAGATACACCATGAAAAAATCCCAGCATAAAATTCCTGCATCCCTAATGCAAACTCGAATCAAGCAACAAGTTCAGGATGAATTGATCAAAATCAAAGATCAACAACATGATGAATTTAGACGTGGTTATGAAACTGCTTCTAAAGATGTAACTGGGCTTTATAAACCTAAAATTGATGAGCAAAAGCAGCAACTTTTAGATCAAGCAAAACGTCATCAAAGCCGTGTTGAAGAATTGAAAGCAGCTATGCAATCTGCACCAGCGCAAATACTTCCAATGATTCAGGGTGAAGCAATGCGTTTAGGTTTTTTTGTTGGAAATAAAGGGACTAGCTGGAAGTGGTTTAGCAATATTGCATTTGCGTTGATCGTCGCTGTTCAGGCTTTCTATGATGCTTTGCCACCTGAATTGATCACATCACTACCCGATGGCACTCAATCTAAAATCACAGTTGCACTGGCAATTCTTGGTTTTGTTGGTCGCTATATCAATCAGAGTAAACCGAAGCCTTTGGCTCCAATTGAGGAATCAAAATAATGTCAAATATTAAATTTACTCAAAATGCCATTGTTGGTCTTGCAGGTTTTGTCTTAAACAACTATGGGCATATCAAAGAGACAATCAATGAAGGCATTGAGCTAACTAAGAAATCGGTTTCAAATGTCAGATTAACGACCAGTGCTATATACAGTCTTTTAACGGCCACAGCTGAAGCAATGCAATCGATTGAAAATGAAGGTGTTCTCAAGGGGCTGGAAAAGAAAAAAGCTGTGCTTGATTACATTAGTAAAGAGTATGTCGAAACCAAAGCTGAAATTAAAGCGATCTGGTCAAACTGGCTCACTACAGTATCGTGGTTTATTGATCAGCTGATTGCCATGCTAAATAGCGGACGTTCTGTTTTGCGAATGTATGCAGGTTAAGGGGGCTAAGTGGTAATTCAGCTAGAAACTTATCAGTGGATCATGCTCCTCGTCAGCATAATCTCAACAGTAGTGGCAACCATAAAAATCCTTTGGGCACGCATTGAAAAAAATCTTGATAGTAGTTTTCATGCTATGCAAGTCAAACTTGAAGATGTTGCGACTCAAGCAGGACAATGCCAAAGCGATATTCGAGATTTGGAACGAAAACTTTATCAATTTCAAATTGATTTGCCACACGCCTACGTTGCCCGCGATGACTATATTCGGGGGCAAACAGTGATTGAAGCTAAGCTCGATGCGTTAGCAACTAAACTTGAAAATGTACAGATTAAACAAGGAATGCGAAATGATTGATTTGGCTAAAGCTCGTCGAGAATCTATGCGCTGGCAACTACTCAATGCATTAAATAAAGCCCGTCCAATCGGTGCTTTAGATACATTACTTCTATCGGTAATGCAGGCTATTTTTCCAGATTGTACGGTTAAGGAACTGCACAGTGAGTTGGAGTATTTACAAGATCGAAAACTTGTTGATGTGAGTAAACAGCCTGACGGGCATTGGAACAGTAAGTTGACTCATTATGGTGTTGATATCGTTGAATACACGATTGATTGCCAAGCTGGTATTGCTCGTCCAGAAAAATACTGGAACTGAGGTGATACATGGGACGTGAATCTTCAATTGACCAGTTAAAACCTGAAGATCGTCAGATGCTTGACCGATGGCTCATGGATAAAGGATTTTGCGGTTATGAGGAAATTGCTAATAAATTAGCTGAGATGGGTTACTTAGTTAGCAAATCCAGTGTCCACCGCTATGGTCAAAAGCTTGAACAAAAGTTAGCAGCAGTTCAAGCCAGCACACAAGCAGCAATCATGATTGCTGATGCTGCACCTGATGATAGTGATATGCGTAGCTCTGCTGTTTTGTCACTTGTTCAGACTGAACTGTTCAATGCGCTCATTGCTTTACAAGAATCAGAAAACCCTGATGCAGATCCAGCAGATCGAATCATGCTTATGGCTAAGGCTGGTAAAGGTATCGCAGAAATTGCCAAAGCTTCTGTAAATCAGAAAAAATGGGAATCAGAAGTTAAAGAACGTGTGCAAGCTGCTGCTAAAGCCGTCGATAAGATTGCAAAAAAAGGTGGATTATCTGCTGAAACTGCGGCTGAAATTCGTAAGCAAATTTTGGGGATTGTAGATAAATGACCACCCTAGATGTATCACCAATTAATCTATTACAACCTGACTTTGAGAGTGATGTTCCAGCTGTTCTTTTACCATACCAGCAAGAATGGATCGCTGACAAAAGTCCTTTAAAGATTGGTGAGAAATCACGACGAATTGGTTTGACTTGGGCAGAAGCTGCGGATGCTGCACTTGAGTGTGCAAGTGACCGTTCTGCTGGTGGTCAAAACTGTTATTACCTTGGTTATAACAAGGATATGACAGTGGAATTTATACAGGCGTGCTCTATGTGGGCACGTGCATATGGCTTGGCAGCTGCTGAGGTTGAGGAAGGAATTTGGGAAGATGGTGATAAACATATTCAGACTTATATTATCCGTTTCCCTAAGTCTGGTTTTCGTATAGAAGCCTTAACCAGTCGCCCCTCAAACCTGCGTGGTCGTCAAGGTCGAGTGATACTTGATGAAGCAGCATTCCATGAGTCACTGGATGAATTACTTAAAGCAGCATTGGCACTTTTGATTTGGGGTGGTTGTGTCCGTGTCATTAGTACCCATGATGGTGAGGATAATCCATTTAATGAGCTGATCAATGAAATACGTGCTAAAAAGCGTAAAGGTACAGTTCATCGAACAACTTTCCGTGATGCTGTTGCTCAAGGCTTATATAAACGTGTTTGTATGCGTAAAGGCATTGCTTATGATCCACACGAAGAAGAATTGTGGATGCAAGAAGTTTATGACTTTTATGGCAGCGCAGCGGATGAAGAATTGGATGCTATTCCCAGTAAAGGTGGTGGTCGCTGGTTGCCTCATTCATTATTAGAAAGTAAGAAAGATGATACTGTGCCAGTCATTCGCTTTGAGGCTCCTAAAGGTTGGGATGACTTTAGTAATGTGACTGAAGAAGCTAGAAATGCCGAAGTGACAGAGTTTTTTAATGAACATCTGAAGCCATTGCTTGAAGCATTACCTAAAAAACTGATTACTTATTATGGTTTAGACTTCGCTCGTAAACGGAATGCTTGTTCATTTTGGCCGTTGGTTGAGCAGCAAAATACTAAAAAACGTATCCCTTTCTTATTTGAGATGTTTAAAGTTCCATATAAGCAGCAAGAAGAATTTTTAAAACTTATCGTTGTCATGTTGCCTAATTTTAGTAAAGGCGCACATGATGCCAGTGGTAACGGTGGGTATTTGGCTGAAGCTATGCAGGTTGTCTATGGTGAACGGATCGAAGCTGTGATGTTGACTGAAGCATGGTATCGAGAAAATACACCGCATTTTAAATCATCACTGGAAGATGGTGATATTGAAAATATGCCAGCCGATCAGGACGTGATTGAAGATCATCGTGCTTTTGTCATGGTCAATGGTGTGGCACGTATCCCTGCTATGGGTAAAACCAATACCAATAATAAAGATCGACATGGAGATAGTGCTATTGCACATTTACTTGCTGATTATGCAAGCAATCATCCTTCAGCACCGATTGAGTTTATTGCACTTCCATCTGCAAGTGAAATGGAAATGCGACCAGACGATTTTGATGGGTGGTTTAGTGATGTGGGTTGTTATTAAACACAGCCGTTATTTTAAAATTCTCAGAAAATTTCTTGGTTCTCTACGGATATTAACTGCTACTAAATGAGGTTCATCTTTCTGTTTTAGAATAAGTGTAAATTTTTGTTCTTGAAGTAAATCAAGATTATCAAAATAGCTGAAAGTTAGACTTATCTTACAATCTGCCAAATAGTTTGGTTCATCTATTTTATTTTTGATCGTGAACATTATTGCCTTTAATTCTTCATCAATAATACTATATCGCTCTGTACGTCTTACTTCAAAGTCACATTCAATTTTTAACTCTAATTCTCTCGCAATAGTTCTAGAGTTTGTAAAACCTATTTCAAACAATAGGTATTCAAAATTTTTATAAAATTTATCATTGGGTGAAATTAGAGTCTCACTTCCTTGATTAACATCATGTTTAACAGCATCAGATAAAGTGAAATGAAAGAAAGGTTGAGCATTGGTAAGCATTATATCTAATTCAATTTCTGATTGTTTTTTTAGGTGCTCTAATTCTTGCTCAGTTGTTAAAGCTAAAGCTTTTTGCTGTTCAACACTATTTTTTAATTCTTCACATTGTTTTCTAAAAGATTCATTACTAATTTTAAGCTCATCACCTTGCATTTTTAATGCTCTAGTGTTTTGTAAATAACCAAGTATTAATAGGATAAAACCTAAAGGTGCAAATGTACCTGCTAAAAAGTCACCTAATGAATTGGGGTCTAAAGCTTTGAGCTTTGCATAGTCAATATTAAAGAAATGGCAAATTATATAAAAATAGATAATGCTAATTAGGATGAACAAAAAATATTGAACAAAAGGTTTATCCCATAAGGGTGACTGTTTAGACATTAGATTCTCAATTTTTATACGAAAGTAAATTGTATTTAAATTATCAAAAATGAAATGCTTTTGCACCAGTTGAAATGACTGATTTAAAAAATAAAATAACTGAAAATCACAGATCAAATCCGATCAAGAAATAGATTTATAAATATTTATAAACGCCTTTTTAGCGGTTTAAACACGTTTCTGCATAAATGACCTATGAAAGATTTTAAAATCGCTTAAATCGCTCAAAATCAACGGAAGACTTTCCGCCTAATCAAAAACCGATTTACTACCCATGATGATGCAGAATCTACTATTGCATTTTTGATCATGTCTAAAAAAAAGCTCTCATCGAAAAAAACAGATTTAACTGCACTTGAAACAAATCAGACTGCGGAAGTCGCTTTGCTAACAGGTCAGTGGCAAGAACATCCCGTCGTTGGTATGACTCCCCAACGGCTGCACCAGTTGCTGACGGATGCTGAGCAAGGCAATCTTCAAGCTCAGGCTGATCTATTTTGCGACATGGAAGAACGAGACGGTCATATCTTTTCTGAGATGGATAAGCGCAAAAAAGGCGTGAATGGCTTAGATTGGACAGTCAACCCACCAAAGAACGCCACGGATCAAGAAAAAAAGATTGCCGCTGAAGTCTATGAGTGGATCGACGACATTCAAGACTTTGAAATATTTCTATTCGATGTGATGGATGCCGTGGGACATGGTTATAGTGGTCAAACGATTGATTGGCATCAACTTGGAAATACTTGGCTTCCGAAATCATTTAATTACGTCAACCCTCGTAATTTTCTTACACCTTATGATGAACCCAATGTTTTAAAACTCAATGACGGTACACCTAATGGTGCTGACTTTTGGGATTTTGGTTGGGTGATCCACCGCCACAAAGCCAAATCTGGATATATTGCTCGCTCAGGTTTGCACCGTGTTTTGTCATGGCCGTTCTTATTCAAAAATTACGGTGTGCGTGATGTGATGGAGTTCTTAGAAACCTACGGATTGCCGAATAAAATTGGGAAATATCCAAGTGGTGCAACTGATCAGGAAAAAATGACCTTGCTTCGCGCAGTCATGATGATCGGACGAAATGCTGGTGGAATTATCCCGAACGGTATGTCGATTGATTTTGAATCCGCAACCCATGGAGATACTAAAAATCACTTTGATCTTGTAAGTTGGTGTGAAAAAACGCAGTCAAAAATCATTGTTGGCGGTACTTTGCTTTCTCAGGCAGATGGTAAATCCAGTACTAATGCGCTGGGGAATATTCATGAAGTGACCTTTGAAAAAATCGTCAAATCGGATGCTAAACAAGCGGCTCGCTCAATCAATGACAGCTTGATCAGCTATTTGATGCGCTTGAATTATCCGAATATCACGCCAGACCGCTATCCAAGTTTTCAGTTTGATACTTCTGATACTGAGGATATGACTACGTTTAGTGAGTCATTGCCAAAGCTTGTCGAAATTGGGATGAAAATCCCTGTGTCATGGGCGCATGAAAAGCTCGGCATTCCGCAGCCAGCAGATGATAAAGAGCTGGTACTTGCTGTTGCACAATCTCAGCAAAATATAGCTGCAAATTCTTATTTATATTCTGGCATAGCTTTACCACCCCATTTGGCTGCATTAAACCAAAATACTATGCAATCAATTTCCCCAACTGAAGCTATCGCAATCCGTGCCCAAGCTTTGTTAGATGAGCAAATGCAGCAACAATTGAATAATGATCATCTGCAAAGCCAATCTGAAAATATCTTGCCAGCTTTAATCGCTAAGCTCAGTCAAGCTGGTGATATCGACGGTGCTTTGGCATTGTTAGCAGAACAATCGCCTGATTTAGATATGAGTGCATTGCAAGATGATCTTGAAAAATTGATCTTTGCTAGTGATGTGTTAGGTCGTCTTTCAGTGAATGAGGCACGAAAACGTGGATAAGCCAACCATGCAGTCTTTATTCAATCAGCCTCCTCGCAAAGCCATTGAATATTTAGAAAATAAAAAAGTCATGCCAAGCCAAGACTGGTGGCAGGTACAAGGCAACGCACATAACAAAGCATTTGTGATTGCACAGATGACACGTATCGATTTGCTTGAAGATATTCGTCAGTCATTGATTGATGCACAAAAAAATGGCTGGGATCTAAAGAAATGGTCTAAAGTTGTTGAGCCGAAAATGCGAGCACGTGGCTGGTGGGGAAAACAGGATATCATGACCGAAGCTGGTCAAAGGACTGTGCAGCTCGGCAATCCTTATCGACTTAAAACCATCTATCAAACCAATATGTCGCAAGCTTATGAAGCTGGACGACAAGCTGTGATGTGGGATGATAATCCGCTTTTCCCGTATGTCCAGTACAGCGCAATTTTAGATAATCGAACTCGCCCACAGCATCGTGCACTGCATGGTGTGGTCATGCGTAAAAATGACCCTGCATGGGCAGCGATAGCCCCTAAAAATGGCTATAACTGTAGATGCACTGTGATTGAACTTATGCAATCTGATGTTGATGCAGTCGGTGCAAAAGTCAGAAATAGCGAAGGTTATTTTAGTGTTGAAGAAGTGGATACTACTCATGGCGGTATAGCTCAAGTTGCTCATGTTCAATTTCCTGATCTGCCAGCTTTTCGCACTGATGCTGGTTGGATTGGTCGACCTAATGCAATACCCACCAAGCAATTGATGGATAAGGCTGTTACAGCACAACCACGACTATCATCAAAAATTATTGAACAAATACTTAAAAATAAAACTATTGTGAATCAATATAATCATGAAGTTAAACAATGGGTTCAACATTTTGATGCATCGAAATTACGTGCCGATATTCAGCCAGTTGGATCATTTACTACAGCGACTTTAGATGAATTAAAACGAAGCAAAAACATTGAGTTGAAAAGCTCAATCTTAGGTATTTCTGACCAACAAACTCTAAGTAGCTTAGATCAAGATTTAAAAAAATGGTTGGGTGATATTGTCCAAAATTTAGATACTTATACAATTTTTTGGGATGAAGTTACATCTAAACCTTTCTTATTTTTACCTAATTTGGAGACTGGTGGGCTATATAGATTTGATTTGCTGATTGATCAGCAAAGGAATATTAACGTGCTCTGTGCGCTGGTTGAAATGACTGCTGAAGAATTTAAAGCAGCTGATCATTATGAATTTGTCAGTAAAAAGATGGTGAATTGATGTCATATATCCAGATACAAGATGATGATGTACGTAAAACATTTAATCTGGCTGCTCAAAGATTGGTAAATACCGAACCATTGGCAGCAGATTTAGAACGTGTTTTAGTTAGTCAAAGTTTGCAGAACTTTCAAGCCAATGGTCGCCCTAAGTGGGCAGGATTATCACCTGCAACTTTGGCAATTTATAGTAAGCGAGGAATAAAGCCTCAAGGAATATTGCAAATCTCTGGTGCGCTGCGTGATAGCGTACAGGGTGATCATGATGTTGATTCAGTGACGATTGGTGCAGGATCTGGAGCTAGTGCAGCATATGCAGCAATTCATATGTTTGGTGGTCAAGCTGGTCGCGGTCATAAAGTTAAAATTTCAGCTCGCCCATATTTGCCATTTTTAAATGGTTTTCTACAACCTGAAGCTGAAACTGCTGTTAGTTTTGTGGCAAGTCATTATTTGTCTAAACTCTTCGATTAAAAGAAAAATAAACGGAAGCCTTTCCGCCTAATCTTTTCTCTTTTAAAAATCTAATCTCATAACATCATTTTAAAAGCTGATGTTATGACCGACTCAATTCTTGTAGCTTCTTGCTCATTTGACTTAGACCCAACGTCAAACCTACTGGTTTTAGTGCCTGAGGGGATTTTTCGTGGTGTCGATGGTCGTCCTTTTGATGCACCGCATTGGAATTTAACTGCTGAACGTGGTCGTCAAATTGTTGCTGCATTAAATGATCGCAAGATTGATATGGTTATCGACTACGAGCATGCAACTTTAAAAAGTCAAAGCACTGGTGATCCTGCCCCAGCTGCTGGTTGGTTGAAGGCAGGCAATTTCACATATGTAGATGGAGTTGGAATATGTAGCACAAAATTTGAATGGCTAGAAAAAGCCAAAGGCTATATCGAGTCGGAAGAATATAAATATTTATCGCCAGTCCTTTTCTATAACAAACTTGGCGAAATCATCGCTTTAATCAATCTCGCTTTAACCAATACCCCTGCACTAGATCAGCTGCCAGAAGCCAAGCTTGCTGCGGCAGCTCAGGAATATTTTGCCCAAAATAATGATGAGGAATCAATCATGAATGAGTTTCTAAAGCTCATGCTTAAAAAGCTAGGTTTAGCTGAAACTGCTACAGAATCAGAACTATTAGCTGCTGCAAATAGTGTTTTTACCAAATTAGACGGTGCTTTTGGCACAACTTTGGCAACTGATCAAACGCTAAATCAAGCTATTGATAAGGCCGTTGAAGTCAAAGCTGCTGCAAATAGCCAAGCACCTGATCTATCCCAATATGTACCGATTGCTGTTTATCAAGAAGCGGTCAATAAAGCCAGCACTGCTGTGGCAAGTGCCAAAGCTAAAGAAGTTGATGATTTGATTGTTACTGCTTGTAGCGATGGTCGCCTGACTGGTAAGGATACGATCAACTGGATCAAAGAGCAAGCGAAAACCAATCCAGACTTTGCAAAGGCTCATATCGAAAGTTTGCCGATCATCGCCGCTTTAAGTCAGACACAGACCAGTGTGACTGATACCAGTAAGCAACAAAAACAGCAACATACAGCAGAAGATTTGGCTGTTGCTGGAATGATGGGAATTGATCTAGGAGCAAATGCCTAATGTCTAGCATTTTAAATCAAAGCGGACGACAAACACCGTGCCGTGAATTGGGTTTGATTGGTGTACCTGTTAAAGCTGGTGCAGTCCTTTTAGCTGGATTTGCCGCAGTTGTTGACGAATCAGGTTATGCCGTGGCTGCTAGTGCTTCCGCAAAACTGACTTACTTGGGTCGTTATGAAGAAGCTGTAGATAACACAAGCGGTGGCAATGGTGATGTCTATGTTCTTGTCCGTACAGATAGCGCATTTCAATTTGAAAACAGCGCAACCGATCCAGTGACTCAAGCTTCATTTGGCAAGGTCTGTTATCTGCAAGATGGTGAAACTGTGGCTGCTACAGATGGCATGGGCAAACTTTCAAAAGCTGGTCGTGTGGTTGGAATCGATGAAAATGGAGTGTGGGTAGAATGAATGTAAATGGTGCAGTATTAAATGCAATTTTCTTAAGCTTGAGTAAAGCTTATAACCAAATGTTTACCGATACACCAGTTGAATACACTTCAATTGCAATGGTTGTTCCAAGCAATAGTGCGTATGTTGACTACCGTTGGTTGGCTAACTTTCCTCAAATGAAAGAATGGATTGGTAAAAAACATATTACCAAACTTGCTGAATATGAATATGTGATTGCCAATAAAGACTTTGCAGCAACAATTGAAGTCACGCGAAATAGTATTGAAGATGATCAGATTAGTATCTACAAACCTCAAGCTGAAAGTGCAGGTTTTTCTGCCAAACAACATCCTGACGAATTGGTGTTTGATGCAGTAAATAAATCTTTTACTGCGAAGTGTTATGACGGTCAGCCAATGATCTCGACCAGCCATAAAGTTGGTAAAACAGTTGTTAGCAATAAGGGGACGAAAAAACTTTCTATCGCAACCCTTGCAGCTGCTCAAGCATCATACGGTGCTGCACGTACTGCTATGCGAAAATTCAAAGATGAATCAGGTCGTCCCCTCAATATCACACCAACAGTACTTTTAGTTCCTGCTGCACTTGAAGATATTGCCAATGCTTTGATGACTGTAGATCGCCTCGAAGATGGTAAACCAAATCCGTACAAAGGCACTGCAAAAGTTCAAGTGTCAGCACGCCTTACAGATGACGATGCTTGGTTCTTACTCGATACCTCAAAACCTGTAAAACCTTTTGTTTATCAACTTCGTAAAAAACCTGTGTTTGTACAGATGACCAATATTGATTCACCGAACGTATTTATGGAAGGTGTTTTCTACTTCGGTGTTGAAGCGCGTGGTGCGAGTGGTTATGGCTTCTGGCAAACCGTCTACGGTTCTACTGGTAAGGATGCCTAAACATGACTTATGCAACGGTAGATGCAATGAAAAACAAGTTCGGTGAGCAAGAACTTATTCAGCTCACTGATATTGAAGAACCATATCAATATGCAATTAACATGACTCGGCTTAATTCAGCAATGAACGAGGCAAATAGTGAAGTTGATGCATATGTTGGATCTCGTTATTCACTACCGTTGCAAGTCATTCCACCTTTCTTAGTCAATATCGCTTGTAATTTGGCGCGTTACTATGCCGTTACAGGTGATCTGACGGAAAACGATCCGATCAAAGCTCGATATGAAACGTCGATCAAAACCTTGCACAAAATTTCAAAAGGTGAACTCACTTTAGGCGGTTCGCCTGCTGGAGAATCTGCACCTGTACAAACAGCGAACACCGTTGTATTTGCACGTGGTCGTCGGGACTTCGGAGGGTCAGGATGGTGAATCTTCGGATCAGTACAGTTGAGCAAGGTATTTTAGATTTACTTCAACTACAGATTACTTCAAAAAAATGGACATGGCTTCGAGAAGTTAAAAGCTATGGTGCTGAATTTGATGATGAAACTCAAGTTTTTGTTAAGTCATTCCCTGCAATTTGGGTTGTATTTCAAAACTCAGGTAAACCAAAAAAGATCAGCAATAACAAGACAGAGTATCCACTAACATTTGTTGTCATTGTTGGAGCACGTTCTCTTCGTAATGAAGAAACTCGTCGACATGGTACAGATGCAAATATTGGCACATACGATATGTTGAGTTTTGTGCAAGAGCTTTTGATTGGCAATGATCTTTCAACTGTTGGGGTAAAAGGCTTGCAGCCCTTAGAACTTGGTCGTACTGAAACTGTTTTTAATAAAAAGACTCAAGCTTCGTCTATCAGTGTTTTTGCTCAAGAGTTTACAACCCAATACACGATAACCGCTTCGGATCGTGACCGTTCCGAAACTGAAACTGATGATTATTTAGATCGTATCAATATAGATTACAACGTAGACCAGCTTGAAGTTAAAGCGTCAGATCTGGTCGAGTTAAACAAGGATTAATTCAATGTCAAATATTCCTCAAGGTTTAAAAACACCAGGTTCATATTTTGATATCAACACAAATACCCCACGTATGGGTTTGCCACTCAATACGCATAAAGTTTTATTTATAACTTTAGACGTGCTATCAGCTCAATTTAAACCTGTCGATGTCTATGACCAAGCCAATGCAGATAAAGTTTTTGGTGCTAAATCAGAAGCTGGTCGCATGATCGCAGCAGCGGTAAAAAGTAATCGTTTTGTAGATGCTCAAGCTATAGCACTTGATGTACCAGCAAAAACAATGAAAGCACTTTTAACAGAGACCAAATCAGCTTTAAAAACTGAATCTGGTGAAGTACTTGAACAATAAGTGAGGGATCAATGACTCTGGAAGTATCAGGTACACCGATTGGATATCTTGCTCGTGCTAAAAGCGTTGAAAAGAAAGATGTGTTGCCGATAGTGCAAGAAGGTGTAACAAAACAAGTTGAAGCAGCACAGGTTGTTAATCTTGTGACAAACAATCTCGGTTCTGCTGCTTTAAAGAATACCGAAGATTTTGCTTCAACAGTTACTGTCAATGAACTTAAAAGTGAAGTACAAGGCGTTACTTATGCTGTGATTGCAATTTCAAACGGTGCTGATAAGTCTTTTCCAACTTATGCTGAGATGATTGCATATAAGCCTGCTCAAGCAAATGTTTCTGTACGCAATAATGATCCAGATCCGAATTTACGAGGAACTTATATCTGGACTGGGACAGAGTATGTTGCAGGTTATGACACACTTGATGAAGCAATTAAACTTGCAAGCAAAGCAAAGTCAGAAGCAATTGATGAGTCAAGTATTTATGTTGATCAAAAAACAGAAGATTTGAAGTACTTAAAATCATCTAGTAATGATGAATATACACTTCGCGTCTTAAATAAATTCGGCTTCACTGAAATGGATCTAAAGCTAGACGGCTCTCTAGCATCAAGACTGTTTTCAATTTCAAAAGATACGATTAGTACTGCTGAATTATCTTTAATATCAAAATCAGGAGCGGTTCTAGAAGTAGTCGATAGGGTTGGTCGAACTGTCACAGTAATTGATGAAAATGCTCAGTTAAGTGCAAAAAGCGGATTAATCTTTAATAATGAATCAATTGAAAGCTCAGAAGATTTTATTTTAGGAGCAAAAGATAAATACGGGCGAACAATTGTAATTATTGATAAATATGGATATTTACAGAATCAGGCAAACACAACAGATTATGAATATGAGATTTTAAAATCAGAACGCAATGCACTGAATCTTTCGTATTCAGAAAAAGTACGATCTAATTTTAATTCACAAATTCAAAGAACTACAGCAAATTTGAACCATTTTTTGTGGTATGGACAATCTCTTGCATCAAATGCTGAAACATTCCCAGCATTATCAAAAACAGCTTATGAAAATCTTGATAATTTGATGCTTGGCGATAGCTCAAAACCACGCGGCGCTTACGATGATAAGTTCACCCCGCTAAATAATTCAAATTTAAATCCGCTTAAAGCTGTAGTTCAAGCTGCTGGAGGCAATGGTATTTTAACTGATGCAGAAATTGCAGCACTTGAATATCATGCGCAAAACGAAGGCGAAGGTGCAGTTGCGTGCATCAACTCATTGAAGCAACTGTTTTTGAAATACTTTTCTCTTTCTCGTGATCAAACGCGTAAGTTTGTTTTGTCAAATTGTGCATCAAGCGGACAAACAATTGATCAGCTCTCAAAAGGCAATTCTGCTAATAGATACAATCGCTTAACTCAAGCAATCAATCAAGTTCGCGCAATTGCTGAAGCACAATCTCTAAGCTATACGATTCCAGCACTAATTTTAGAGCATGGACAATTTGATAGTGCAAACGGCATGTCTAAAACAGATTACAAGTCAAAAGTATTAAAACTGTTTAGTGATTTCACAACTGATTTTTGTGCAAATCAAGATGCTCCGTCTTTTTTTATTACGCAAGTGGGTGGAGCGTATGGCAATGAAACACATGAAGTTGCGAGCGCCCAACTAGAATTAAGTAAAGAAAATTTAAACATTTATGGTGTATGTCCAGAATACTTTGTTGCGGATAAAGGCGGTCATTTAACGTCAAATGGCGCGCGCTGGCTTGATTGTGTGATTGCAAAAGTTATGTTCAGAGTTTTAGTGCTCGGAGAAGGCTGGCAACCACTTCACTGCATTAACATGCAAATTAAAGACGATAAAGCTTTACTAAGTTATCACGTACCGTATCCACCGCTGCAATTCAAAACTCCTTTCACTTCAACTGAACAGCTTGCAATACCGAATCAGGGATTTGTAGCTGAAGACGAGAATGGATCTCTTGTAATTTCTTCAGTTGAAATCATTGCTGATACGTTAATTGAAATTAAATTTACAAGAAAAGTGGTCGGTTCTCTCACTGTCTATTATGCAAGAAAATCAAATCTTTATGGCGCTGGTTGTCTTTGCGATAGTGATCCTTTTGTTTCAACTGAAAAGTACATTTATTTAGAAAATTCAGGTATGGCTGCAAGTGAAAATATCGCAAGTCTAGTCAATAAACCTTATCCCAACCAAAACTGGGCTTTCGCTCAAAAAATCGTAGCTTCGGAGTAAAAAAACATGGGTATTCAAATTATTAGCAACAACACAGTTTTCAATCAATCTAACGGATTTTCTCCGAGTTTTGACACGACAGGTCTTGTTTATTGCAATATATACGGAGTTAATGATATTGCTCAAAATTGGGCTGAAAATCAAAAAAATGCGACAAAAATTGGTTCTATTGCAAATGATAGTGACGGTTATTTAGTCTCGAAAGGAGCTATGACAGCAACGCTATTAACAGACACGATTGATGATAGCTATGATTTAACAGAGATTATTGTTTTAAAAAAATTCACATCAACAACAATTTCAATGATTTTGTCGAGCTGGATTGAAACTAGTGCATCAAGTCGAGCACTTGAAGTGCCAGCTAACACTTCAGAAATACGTGTTTTCACACCGTATATTGACGAAAAATTTGCATATACAAATACATTGCATTTACAAGATGGGGCAAACTTAATTGTAATTCGTCACAGTCAAGCGAAAGTTACATTAACAAATTTATCAACGAATGAATCTGTGAGTTTTACGCATACGGGTACGCCTAAACTCAACAGCAAATCATTTTCAATAGGTTCTTCAGCATATGGAGGCGAAACTGATAAAACAACTGAAAAGAAAATCGCAGCAGCAATGATTTTTAAGCGAGTTTTGTCTGATTCTGACTTGACTGATGTTAAGAGCTATTTAGTTGATTGTCTTCCATCAAACATTAAAATTTAGGAAAATAATATGACTCTTAAATCAACACTTGACAACATCGCCCCTCTCGGTCACACCATCATTGCCGTATCAGCAGCACCAGCAGCTGGTGATGACACAAAAGCGTGGATCGAACATTTAGACTTTGTATCTGGCGCAATCGAACAACGCCCAGCGATTTTGATCGTACCATTTACCGACATTGAAGCCGCTGAAGCTTTTGCAGATCAAGCACCTGTTAAAACTAGCTATCGTGTCGTAGCTGCTTGTTATCACGGAGCTACAGGTCAAGAAGCCGAGATTGCAGGAGCTATGGCTAGCATATTAGCAGACTCAAACGACCCAGCTTTACCATTTAATGGTGTAAATCTTGATGGTGTTACTGCTGTTGCAGATGAACATAAACTGATTTTTGATCGTATCGAACGTGCATTGAATAAAGGCGTATGTATGATCACCACTGGTGCTGATGGGAAACCTGAAATTGTCCGTGCTGTTTCTACCTATCGTATGAATCCCGAAACTGACGAAGCGGATGATTTGATGCTAGACATTAATGGTGCTTTGACGATTGACTATGTACGTAAAGTCATGCGGATCGCGACTTCACGTGAACGTCGTCGTAAAAATACAGCAGCTGCACGTCGTAATGTACGCAGTATCTTACTTGCTGAAGCAATCAAACTTGAAAATGCTGAAATTTTGGAAAATGTCCGTGATACAGCAGATCAGTTGACTGTTGTGCAAGATACGCAAGATAAAACACGGGCAAATTCTACGATCCCTGCTTACTGGGTTCGCGGTATGCATGTGTTGGCAAATACGCTATATGTGTATTAAACCTATCATTACAAAATCAAGGCTGCTATAGCAGCCTTTTTTATTATCTTAACGGAAGTATTTCCGCCTAATACTCAACAAATCAATAAGTAAAAATAAGTCAACATTAAAACCATGAGCTTTAAAAATGTCTGAAGAAGTTGTTGGCTCAATCGTCATGAGCGTAAACGGTGATGACTATGATTGTGCAAAGTTCACATCATCTACAACCACAGGAACTAAACCTGTTCCAACAATGAACCGTAAGCAACGCATTAAATATGTTGCAATGGGTATCCGTACTTTTAAATTAACCGCATCAGTTGTTGTGCCCGACGGTAAAGACACAGTGAAATGGCTTGATGTTAAAGATGGGCGTATTTCTATTGAATCACCGAGTGGTAACTATCGTGAAACATTCATTGACTGTCATGTTGAATCTGTCAGCGCATCATATGACATGAATGGTGAAACATTGCGTGATTTAGAAATGTTCTGCTTAGATTATTTAGATGAAACACTTTGATTTGTAGGAATTAAATAAAATGGAAAAAATTAGTATCAACGATGATCTACCAGTCGCTATCATGATTTTAAATGGTGGTACTGAAATTAAGTGTGGATCATTCATCATGTCATCGATGACAGCAGTTGAATATGTGAAAGCTCAAGCAAATACAAAAGCAGGTCAATATGTATCAATCCTTGATGTCGTCGCCATGACTAAAGTTGTTGATGATGCTGGTACTGAGTATGAACTTGATTATGATCATATTGCAGATGGTCCACACTTTAATTTAATCCGTTTAAATGAAGCCAAAGCAGAACTCGAAGCAAAGGTCAAAGCCGCGGCTTAATCGAACGTGTACGTTTAATTAAGGCATTGATGGCTATAGGTATTCCTTATGTAGAGGCATTAAATATGCCTCTACATATTGCTATAGCATTTCTCAATGATGAGCGGCAAACATTACAACGAATAGAAAAAAATATAGAAGAACAAACAGCTCCAGCTAAATCTTCTATACCACAACAGCCACAGCGTTCTAATACAGAAACTAAAACCTATATATCAACTGTACGTTTACATGGGAAAAAGTAAATCATGAGTAAAAACACTGTTGTTTCGATGACGTTGCAAATCAAAGGCAATGCTGGTCAAGAACTTAAAAAAATCTCTGATCAGCAAGTTAATGCAACAACGAAAATCAATCAACAGTGGACTCAGATCGGCTCAGCTCAAGCTCGATTTGTTAATACAGCACGTGCTGGTGCGCAAGCGACGCAGAACACTGCTCGTGCTGGTGATCAACTTTTAAAAACAAATCGTTTAATTGAAAATGTTCTAAGAAATCAAACAACTCAGATCAAACAGCAAGCAGACTGGATGAAGCGAGTTGAGCAATCAAGTAAACGGACACAAGAAAATGTAAAACAAACATCATCGCTTTGGCAGAAAGTACCTGCGATTGCTGGTGGTTTAACTGCTGGCTATATGACTGCAAAAATGGTCACTGCAAATCCGCTTGAACGTGGACGGAATTTTGAAAAATCCGTTTTTGATGCAACTGCATCAATTACAAATGGTTTTAGCGGTATGTCAAAAGAGCAAGCAAAAGCGACAAATATAGAGTTAATGAATTATGCAAAAAATGCAGTGCGCAAAGGACATGGAACATTAGAAGGTGTTTCTGAGGCGGCTGGGATTTTAGCTGCTTCAGGTAATTATGAAAAGACATCTGATTTAAAAGACCCTCTTATTGCAATTGCAAAATCAGCATTCGCATCAGGTGCTTCTGAAGTCGATATGGCAAGACTTGCACAGCAGACCAAACAATTTGGTGTTGCACCGAATCGTACACAAGCTGCACTTGATCGTATGATGTCTTCAGGTTTTGCTGGTGGTTTTGAGCTAAAAGATATGGCGCAATACTTACCTGAGGTTCTAGCATCTGCTACAAAAGCTGGTTATAGTGGTGAAAAAGGTTTAAATACAGTCACTACACATTTACAGTTGGCGCGGAAATATACAGGAACTGCTGGAGAGGCAAAAACAAATATTGAAGATTTATATGGTCTTGTAAATCAAAAACATTTTAAAGATGCAATTGCAAAAAATATTACAGTTGAGATCGGTGATCCTACAAAAACTGGTAAAAAAGGAGCACAAGTTTTTGACTTAACTCAATATTTAGTTAACAACAAATTAAAAGGTGTAGAAACAGCAGATGCAATTTCAAATTTGATGAATCGAGAACTATCTAAAAATAAGGAATACAACAAACTAAACAATGACTTAGTTGTAGCTATTCAAAATAAAAATGTCGAACAGGCAGATAGAATTAAACAAGCTATTGAATTGGTGATTGCTGGTAAATTTGGAGATATATTCCATAATAAGCAGTCACTTTCTGGGATTTCTTCAATTGTTACAGGCATGAAAGATGGAAGTTATCAGGTAATAGATAATAAATCATGGAATGGGGAAGGTTCAGTCGAAAAAAATGCAGATTATAAATACGATCTTTTACCATCTTCAAAAGCAGATGCTTTAGAACAAGAAAAAATTCTTGCACAAATCAAAATTTATGATTCAGTGAGTGACAAACTTGGCAAGTTTGAAGGTACTTTGGTCGATTTGATGCGTAGTCATGAGGGATTAACAGCAGCAACTTTAGCAGCTACTGGTGCTTTAACAGTATTGGCGAATACAGCTGGTGGCGTTGTATTGGGTAAAGTGCTTACAGGTGGTTCAACAGCGGGAACAGTGGTAGCTGGTGCGGCTACAGGAACAGCAGCAAAAGCAGCAACAGGATCTGGAGCAGCTTTAGGATTAGCAGGTGCAGCTTATGGATTTGGAGAGGTTCTAAAACCTATTGATGATTATTTTTATGGTGTTGTAGATCGGATGTTCGGTGGTGATGGTAATCGCCCTGACTTTTTACAACAGTATATTGATAAAGAAAAAGCGAAACAATCTGGCGCGGAACAACAAGCTGAAAAAACTGAACAATTAATCTCTGAGCAACAAAAGCAAAATGAGCTAAGCCAAGAGCTCAGTGGGAAGTTAAGTGAATTAATTAGTGTTACAAGCCAAAATAAACCTTTACCGTTTCCTTCAGGTAGCCTTTTATCAATGATTTCTCAACATGCAGAAACAGAAGAAAAACGCACAGGTGCACCGAACGTCCCTTTTTATCTTCAAAAACGCTAAATTGGGTGGAAGCCTTTCCGCCTAATATAAAAAGTCTAATATATACAAAATAGCCTCATTCATATGAGGTTTTTTATTATGGGCTGGGCTACAGATCTACAAGATGCGTCATTTCGCGGTGTACAGTTTGAATGTACAGCTGCAAGTACTTCTTATGCGAAGGCACTTTCTGTAAAACAAGCACCGTACTCAGATGACGCTTCAGTCGAAGACATGGGTAATGATCCAGATGATATTTCACTGACGGCCGTATTTACGGGTGAAGACTATAAAACCTATCTTGATGCTTTGATTACTGCACTCAAAGTTACTGGATCGGGAGAATTAATTCATCCAATTTACGGTGTGATGCAAGTTTTTGTTGTGTCATTTAGCGATAATTTTGACGCTGAAAATGTAGATTTCTGCACACTTAACATTAAGTTTTTACGAAATAAACAAGATAAAAAACAACTCTTTATCCCTGTTAAAACACAAACATCAATCTCAACTGCAACAATCATTGATGCTCCAGCATCTAAGCTTGGCGCATTTTTAGAAAAACTCAAACTTCAGGACAGTAACAAGTTATTTGCAACAGTCACAACAATCCGCAACAGCCTCGATCAAGCACGTTCGTATTTAGGTCTTGCAAAACAAAGCATTGAAGATGTTTTATCCCCTGCAACTTATATAGTAGGACTTGTTGACGATGTAACAAAGTTGGTCACATTTGATACAAATATCACTGCTATTTCAAAATGGCGCGATATTACCAATCGAGTGCAACGTTTTGAAAAGGTCTTTCAAGATACTGATTCAACTGAAATCACTCAAGCTTGGCGTTCTACACAAGTCGCAGCGCATATTGCAGTAGCTCAGCAAGTCATAGCAACGGTTCGTGCTGAAATGGCAAGTGATGAAATCATCAGTTTTACCCCTGTTGATTTGGCTGTTGTACGCCAAAACACACGTAAAGTTTTACAACAAGCCATTGATATAGAGCGTATTTCAAATACGTTTGAGTCCGTTTCACAGATTCAAATCTATAAAGAACTGGCTGACCAGATCCATCTACAAATACAAGAACTCATTGAAACACGCCCACCAATTACCACAGCAAAAGTCCCTGTGAACTGCACTGTACATTGGCTTGCACACTATTTATATGAAGATATGAGTCGATCCGATGAAATATTACGACTCAATCCTGACTTGATGAATCCATCTTTACTACAAATCGGCATGGAGCTAACCGTCTATGCACGATAATCAAAATACAGTAATTCGTTTAACTATCGGCAACTTAGAATGCTCAAGCTGGGAATATGCTGAGATAGATAATCAGATTGACACGCCTGCTGAAAGCTGGAATTTGACACTGTTCCAACAAGATGGGCAGCTATTATCTTCTGAAATTAAAGGTGGTGCAGAAGTTAAAATTTTTTACGGTGATGAATTAATTCTGACCTCTATTGCAGATAAAGTATCTGAGGCTGTCAGCCGTTCAGGATATGGTTTGCAAATCTCAGGGCGTGATATGGCTGGTCAATTGATTGATTGTTCTGTTCCGATTTTTAATGGGCGACAAGTCACTTTAGAAGAACTTATTGGAAAATATGTGCTTAATGGTGATTTAGGCTCTATTTTTCATAATGTTAGGATTCAAGATAACTCTTGGCTAAAAAATAAAGTATCAGTAGAGCCGAGTGAGTCGCTTTGGGATGCAATCGAAAAAGCTGCTCAGATCACAGGACAACATGTTTGGCTTGATCCTGATGGCACGCTCAATATCGGAGATCCGTTTAAAAATCCGTACTACGTACAAACTAAACTGCGTCTAAATAAGCCAAATGATCCTACTAACAATGTGCTATCACTTGAGTATGAAAATGACGTTTCTCGTGTCTTCAGTCAGTTCAAAATATTAAGTCAGGATGGCGAAGCAAATCATATTCTCTCAGAAGGTACTGCACAGACGCAGTATGGATTTAATCGTTTAAAAATCTTGTCATTAGGTGATGTTGAAACACAAGCTGAAGCAGATGCTGCTCTAGAAAAAATCAAGAAAGACAATAACTTTGAATCTCATACATTGATGGCAACAGTTCAAGACTGGACTGTTGATGGCAAAATTTGGGCATGCGGTTGGTACGTTGATCTTGAATCGAATGCTTTGACCAATGCATCAGCAAAATGGGCAGTCATCGGGCGCACATTAAATCTTGATCGCAAAAATGGCAAAACCACAAAATTACTTTTAAAGCGTCAAGGCGATTGGGCTAATCCGCTTATTCATAAGGAGAAATCCAAATGATGGGAGCAGTCGCACGACAAGTTCAAAAAGGCTTGGGTCAAATTAGACAAATATTTCTTGGCTTAGTCGCTCGTGGTGGTTCTGAAAAACTACAGCTCACGGGTGTTGCAGATGAAGTACTGCAAGAGGTTGAACTTATTCAGCAAGTCGGATTTAGCTCTTATGTTCCTGAAAATTCTAAAGTTGTGATTGTGCCATTACAAGGTAAAACATCGCGGTCAATCGTTGTTGCGACCACTGGTGGTGATGTGATTATCAATGTCGCTGAAGGTGAAGTTTGTATCTATGACCAGTTTGGGCACTCAGTTTGGCTTAAAGAGGATGGAACGCATATTGAGGGCGATTTATTTGTAAATGGCAAAGTCCAAGCGACCAGAGATGTTTCAGATCAGAAAGGCTCAATGCAAAAAATGCGTGATGCACATAACCCTCATACACACGGCAATAGCCCGCCACCTTCGCTACAAATGGAGTAAACGAAATGGGAGTAATCAATTTAGAATCAAAAGATTATGTGCTGATCAGTCTTGATGCCGCATTTTCCAATAATGATGATGAACAGATCATCTGCCAGCGTTTAAATATCTATCGTCGAAAGTACTGGGCAAATTCAAACTTGGGTAGCCGTTTCTATACCTTACGACGCTCAAAAGATGTACCTCGGACGATTCAAACAGTAAAACAGTTTGCTGAAGAAGCTTTGAGTGATCTTGTACCAGATCGCTTTCAATCAATTCTAGTCACTGCAACTCAGTCTATTAAAAGCCGTATTGACCTAAACATAGAAGTAACAAGGTTTACAGGCGAAAAGCAAACAGTCTTGTATTTTGTTCCAGTAGGTGGCTAACATGGCATTTCAAACTAAAAAATTTGCTGAAATTCGCGAAGATATCACGCAAGAAATCCGCAATAAAACAGGGCTGACGATTTCTAATGACTCGGATGCTGGTATTCGTGCAGATGGTGCAGCTTCAGTGGTCGAAGGCTTGTATCATCAACAAGACTATATACAGAAACAGCTTTTTGTCGCTACTGCTGATGAGCCATTTCTCTATTTACATGCTGAACGCCTAAAAACTCCTCGGTTTGGTGGTTCTAAAGCTGCTGGAAGTGTTACGGCAACATCGAATATTGATTTAAAAATCGTTGCTGGTTCTAAACTTACAGATGGTAAAAGTCACTACTGGATTACTGTCTATGATGAATATTTAAAGGCTAATCGCCCTAAAACCATTGATATCACAGCTAGTCAGGTTGGCTCTAGCTGGAACTTTGACGGTTCATCTTTGCTTTGGGTTAGTCCAGCAGCTGGATTATCAGGTCAGACTACTGTTGTAGAAATAAATGGCGGATCGGACGAAGAAGAAGTCGAAGCATGGCGTGAGCGCATGCAAGAAAAAGAAAAACTCGGTACTGAGCGTGACCGTGAGGCTGATTTAGAACGTATTGTTAAGGACGTTGCAGGTGTTGCAGATGTCTTTATTTACCCCAAACGTCGTGGACTTGGTTCTTTAGATGTCGCAATCACAGTAGCTGGAAATCCGCCAAATTCACCGAGTTCAGCACTACTTTCCGCAGTTCAAGACGCTTTAGATGCTTATGCTGGTTTTTGGGCGGATGTACGTGCTTATGCAGCGATAAAGGAATATTTAAACCTTAAAATTTCTTATTCTGGTACAGCGAGTGCTACTGAAGTTGAGCAGACAGTAAAAGACTATGTTGGTGCACTTATTCCAGCTGAAAGTTATATCGATTCAACGATGGTGAGTCGTATTAAATCTTTAGCTGTAACCGATGTAACGATTACACCCAATACAAATGTTGCCCCAACAAATACGAATTTGGTTACTGGTTGGCTGCGGATCGGCACACTGGAGGTCACTAAGTTATGACTTTAGAGCAGCTGATAGAACTATACGCTTCAGTACTTCGTCAACTCTTGCCTGTAGGTGGCTACGATACTGCCAATGGTACTGTGATTTCTCTTGATATTTATGCCCATGCGAAAGTGCTAGCAGAGGCTGACATAGATGGTCGACGTTTGCTTCAGTTTATTGAATCTGTACCAGAAGAATTACTTGATGAATATGAAGAGTCGATTGGTTTACCGTTACATTGCTCTATAAATAGTACAAAAACAATTGAAGAACGTCTTCAGATCATTGATTGGGTTAAAACCACGACAAATGTTCTAAATCGGAACTACTTAGAGCAGCTTTTAAAGCTTTTCGGTGTTGAACTTGTTGATCTAGTTAAATATAAGCCACTGCAATGCATAGCGTCATGCACTTCAGCTGTGAATACAGAGCAGCTGCGCTACAAAGTCAAATTGGTAATTAAAAAACCTGTGAATGCAGATATCAGCTGCATTATTCAAAACTATTTACCAGCGTACATTCGCTACGATATAAATTAAGGAATTGAAATGAAACGTATTGATAGTATTAATGCACGTCCAAACATGTTTGGAACTGGCAAAAGTGGTTTTCATGATAATGCTGATTTAGCTGGTCAAGATGCAACGTATTTAACACCCGATTGGCTTAATATGATTCAGGAAGAAATCTGCAATCTTATTGAAAAAAACAACATAAAAATTGATCCCACAAAGAAAGATCAATTATATGAATTGCTTGCAACTTATTCCTATGTGCAAGCTTTAGAAATAGCAATTGAAGAACGTTTTATAGCTGAGGCTACTTTAAGTAAAAAAGCACGTGATGAGCTACAAGCTCAAATTACGGCTTTACTTAACTATGTAACTTATCCTCGTATCATAGCGTCAGGGGTCTTTTTATATTCTGGTGGCGAAAATGGTGGCAATGTTACAATGCTTAGTAGTTCAGATGGTTGGGCTTCAGGTGGTAAAAACATTATTGCACCCAGTATTTATAATCTAACAGATCGTAATATCGGTATATATATGACACCAGAAGGTGCAAATGAAGCTTGTTATTTCAATCGCACAGAAACAACTATTACGCCTTTTGTTTTCAATCGCTCTGGCCAAAACCGTATCGGTTACGAAGGACAAGTGAGCTTTCAAGTTGTTCAACATAAAAATCCTAATAGCGTCAGCTCTGATGGCGATTACGCTGTAGGTTCATATACATTCATTCTTCAGCCAAACGAGTCTAAAATTTTTACGCTTATGGCTGCTGGCGGCGGCGGCGGCGCTTCTTGTAAAGATGATGGTAGTACTTATGCTTTATCAAGTGGTCAGAACGGTACTGATATCCAACTTAAAGTGAATGGTGATGCTATCGCAATCATTCATGGCGGTACTGGCGGTAAACAAGGTATTTGGAAGGATGATGGTACTTTTACCGATGGTGAAGCTGGTGCAGGCGGTACAGTTGAAATCATCGGGGTATTTCAGTCTAAAACTATCACTGAAGGGAATGTTGGCGGGGCTACTATTGATAATGTCAGTGGCGGTGCTTCAGTAAGTTCTATAGGTTCATTCGGTGCAGGTGGTAAAGGGAATAAAGGTGTTTACACTGATAATGGCGATGGCTTAGGTGCAGGTGGTGGCTCTGGGGCTGTTCTCGTTGCTGAATATAAGAATCGAAGTACTTCTAATCAGACAATCACTCTTGTAGTTGGTAAAGGCGGTGCAGGTGGTAAAAAAGGTGGTTTCGATTCAGATGTTGAAGGTACAAAAGGAAGTGATGGTTTTGCTCGTGTAGCTAGTGCATAA